GATATAGTTGAAATTAAATAATTAAATTAATTGTTGAACATTAACCCATTATGGGTATATAATAACCTTATATTAACTTGATGCCCTTAGGGCAAGGAAAAATAAAATGAAAAACCAAAACGATACATTTGTAATCTACAACAAAAATACTGGCAAAAGATATGGTACTAAGTATGGCAGTTATCAGGAATGGAAAACTGTAGCTTCTGCCAAAGGTGCTTTAACTAGGTTAAAGAAAAAACATCTGAAAGACTTTTTAGATCATTGTAACGAGCATATGGATTATATAACTGAATGTTACAAAAACGGTCATGCAGAAAAACGAGGTTGGGATTGGGATAATAAATTTGCAACGGCTGAAGGTAGACTTGCTTACATTGAGGAGATGAAAGAATACAGATGTGAGTGGAAAGCATACGATGGCTTATGCGGAGCAGAGGTTGTTACTTACGATTACTTTTATGAGAACGAGCCAATGGTTGAGCGTACTAACATTAGTTGTGGTACTAAGTATATGGAGAGACTAAATACTCCTAGCTTTTTGTCACCATCTTGTGATAGCTACTATAGGTAATTCTCTATAACTAAATTAAACCCCCTTTACTGGGGGTTTTTTTATTTAAAGAAAAGTGTTGCATATATTCCGTAATGGGTTTATAGTTATCAAATATTAACTTGATGCTCATAGAGCAGGAAAAATAAAATGATAGAATTTATAGAAAGCGACAGAGAGTGGTTAGAGTACACAGCAAAGAGTGAAGCATTTTCACATCAACTCTATTTAGAAAATGGTATAAATAAACTAGATGGTAGCGAAACCACTATCTTGTTTAACACAACCGACTCAATAATTAACTTTGCACATAACGATGCCTTCATAATAGATGGTTGGACATTTCCGACAACTTGGTTCACTGAGATGGGTGGTGCTGCTGATGGACACTTCTTTTCAGAAAGGTTGCTTGGTGATGTTAATGAAAGCATTGGTGTTATGTTTAGCAGAAAAGAAGGTAAATTGTCTTATCAATTATTTACTAAGATAGTTGATACAGGTTGTAACTTTAATTATGCAATAGAATTTATTGGTAATAAAAGATTATATAGAAGTCACAATTTCCATAAGTGGGATGATGCAGTCTTACAAAAGATTGTAGCTTTTATTGATGATAATAAAGATCAAACGGTTTTTTAATGAATACCTTATTTACACTTAAAGAACTCAAAGACCTCATCTTAGATGGGGTCTGCGAGGATGGCACTACATTAGAGCAAGCATTGGATTTCTGTGAGTCAATCATCTTTGATGACACTTACACTTTAGAAGAAATAGATTTAGCTAATGTTGCATACAACACAATCATCTCTGCAAGGCTAAGAAGATCGTGGAGTAAAGATTATTTTCAGAAGCCTGAGTCTATCTTTGATCAGGAGATTTGGATTGACCCTAGGGTTTTAACGCAAGCGTTTGCCGTTCATTGGTCTACTCTTAATAGAACAAAAGGTACGCTTGGATTTACTAGGGGGTATGACTGGACTGATTAAGTCATGTCCCTTTCATCAGCATAGACAATAACGCATCTGCAGTTGACAACATTTGCTGCACCGCCTTTGGAGTCTCCTGCAAAACCCATAGTTGCACCGCCTACTATGAAGTCCTCTGCCATATCCACTATCTGACCGTTTGCTGCTGAGTGTGCAGGTCTAGTCCTACCATCATTGGTAGCTACCCATTTCTTTAGCATCTTTACGCCTAAGTCTTTTTCTACTGTGGCATGGTAAGCGTGGTTAGCAAAAGAAGCTGCGTTGTGTGTTTCTGTTCTTGCTATAAGTGCTGCACGGCTTCTGCTGATCGGTAAAAACTTATCTGATACCAGTTTAGCTATCTGTGGCAATGTAAGATTATCTGCTCTGCCTTGTTCTATGAGCTTGCTTATTCTAGTTGCCATGCGCTGTGATATGCCTGCAAGTATTAATTGTCTGCCACTAAAGTATTCATTGACCACTGCTTCAAAGTCTACGCTTCTACCAAACACAAATGCTTCATCAGCTTTCCGCATCATCTCATATTTATTTTCATTAAGTTTATAGATAGCCTGAAATGTTCTTTTATAGTGAGCCAGTATCAATGGAAAGAAGTCCTCGTTTAACGATTGTGCTGCTACTGCAGGCTCATAGATACCATACTGCTTATAAAGGTGCATATTAACATTCACAAACTTTCTAAAGAGTGTGTTGACCTTTCTGTAGAATCTTTTTTCTAAGTTGTTTCTTAGGACTAACTGCCGTCTTGCTTCTGCCCTTGTGCTTACTCTGCCTTGTATAAAGTCATTTAAGCGTTTGGTGTTGGTTCTCATTTGCTAGATAACGGATGACCTTTGGGAAATAAATCAGTGTCGTGTCTGCCACCTCTGAACTTACCTGATGATAAAGCTCTTAGGAAGCTATTGACTCTTGCATAAGCCCATTGATCAGGCGAACTAACGCTTGGTCTGACACTAGATGGGTTGGTTCTGTAAGCTCCGACACCTCTCCTAAATACTGCTTCTAGCATTCTAAGGTTGGCTCTTTTAGTCTTACTGTTACCATGCTTCTCGTTATGATCTTCTACTTTGCCTTTAAGAGCTTCCTTGACCTTGCCTGATAAAGCCTTCTGATCTTCTTTTACTTCTACATGGTCTTGTAGAGCAAACTCTTTATCTTCTTCTGTAATTATTTGTTGGCGTTTTCTTTTTGACCAAGCAAAGCCACTGTCTCCACCCCAAAGCAACCATGCAATTTTGCCTGCACTTGGGTAGCCTTCTTGCCCTTGTCTAAATCCTTGACCCTGTTTATCTACCTCATGACGGCTAAAAAAGCTGTACATCCGTTTGATTGTAGATATAGATAATCTTTCTTTCGCAACTAATTGATTTGCACGAGCAACACCGACTGCAGTACCGCCCCTATTGAACTTTTTTCTAAGAGCAAGCCCTCTCTTAGCTTCTTCTGCCATCTCACTGGTAGGAATCGTATTAATATCTGACAGAGCCTTTTCTTCTGCTAACAAGAAAGATATTTCCTTGTCGGTTTCTTCGTCATCATAATCTTCTAAATCTTCTTCATTAACTGGGTTCTCAGGCTTATCCACACCCTCATCAGTGAGTGGGAATAGGTTAGCTGATATGTAGAGGTCATCTGCACCGTCCACTGGTTCTAAGCCAAGCTGTTGCCTTGCTTCGTTCCTAGTCATGATGCCTTCTCTTACAGCAGAGGTAACATTCTCATAGGTTCTCTTAACTCTCTCTGACAAAGCAGGAATAGCATCTATGTCAAACTCTAAGGTTAAGCGATCATCAAACAATGGCACTAACCATTCGTTAAGATCGGATGCCATCTTTCTGAGATGCGGAATAATTGTTTCTTCATACAAAGCAAGTCTTGCTTCTGCTACATTTGCGTAGGTCTGACTATCAGGAACTCCTACAAGCTGACTTGGGACACCGAAACATAAGGCTATGTCTGTGGCACTCATGTGTTTAAGGTTTAAGAAATCCATGTCCTTAGGACTGAGACCCATCTCTTTCCAATCAAAGTCTCCTTCTAACAACAAAGGTCTACCTGCATTGTTTGCGCCAGTGAACCTATTATTCATATCAGTGATAAGTTGCTGTCTCTGAGATTCACTAAGATTAACTGCAAAGCCTGCATCATCCTGTGGTCTAAATACAACTGCACCACTGGGTCTTGCTCCGTTCTGTAAAAGATTTACATTGTGTTTACTGGACATATTAAATTGATCAACTTCTACAGCAGCAGCACTCATTGGACTGAGACCGTAGTAATCATCTAAAGGATTCCATAGCTTGATGTGTTTGAGTTCGCTAAATCCGTTTTCTTGATCTATAAGATAACTATTAGCAACTCTGCCATTAACAATGTATTCATACTTCTCAGGTATAGGCTTACCACTGCCCTTAATCTGTATGCGGTCAGGTCTTAGCTGATGCAGTTCTTTTGGCGCACCCATATCAGAACCAGTCTTAAGAATGTAGGCGTTGCCACTAAGCAAGACATAACCAAATAAACTGTTAAAGAACTCGCTGTAAGATTGCAAAGGATTAGGTCGCTCTAATAAATCAATCAACGGATGTTGTTCTACTATTTGATCGCCTGCTTTAATAACGAAAGGCACAGCACTTGCACCCTTACTTATCTCATTAACGCATCTGTAGACAATTGCGTTTTTAAGATAGCCCTCTTTAGCTAGGTCTGCGTATTTATAGGTCTTGCCTTCTTCAGTGCCGACACCAAAGTACCCCATCATGTTTGAATTTTTTTGTTCAACTGGTTTATTGTTAAACAGTCTTTGTAAAAATGTTTGTTCTGCCATTAGCTTATTCTCCAATTTACTTCGCCTTTTGATCTGCTGATTTCGGATATACCCCAAACCAAAGCATCTAATCTGTCAGGACTAGGTTTTGTTTCTCCTGTATAGCTACACAACTGTGATTCTAATTCAGGAAAATAACCAATGTGATGAACACGCCTTTGCTCGTAAAGTGCTGCAATAGGTTCTGCTCTTACTAGCTTACCTCTTGTAGCTCTTACAGACCGATAAGGAATGTTTACATCCATTCCTCTTAGTAGTCTTTCCACCAAATCGCCACCGTTATTTACTTCAGCTACTATTCTATCTGCATCCCAATCATAAAAGCAATTGATAGCTTTTCTAGCCCAACCGTCAGGGCTGTACTTTCCTGAAGCATC